TCTATAAAAAACCTACAGATACTACTCCAGCTCAACCACATATTGAATATGATGAGTTGACTAAATTTCCTGAGTTGAAAAAAGTTATTATTGATCTTTTAACTTCTGATTTTGATTATTTTTTATCTACTATAGATTGGGTTTCTCCTAGACCTACTACATTCAGAATAAATTTGAAAAATGGTTCTCAATTTTATTTAATTTATAGTACTAGGTCTTGGATAGCTCAAGTCGAAGGAAAAAAATATTATTTATTAAATTTAAATGAGGAAGAATCAGCTTGTCAAGCTATATCTAGAATTTTAAGATATGGAGTTAAAGTCGAAGATGAAAATACTGAATCAACTGAGGATTTATCTGATGAAGCACCTCCAAAAGAAGAACCAACTGAATCATAAATTATGGATTATATAACAAAGTTTTTAAATAATATAGCGTATAAATTTAATAAAGGATATCCTGACATGAAAAATAGTCAGGATATTCTTCTTTTAGAACAATTAATTTCTGAAGTTCTAGGAGAAAAATTTTCATTAATAAATGAATCCATTAAAACCAATACATCTAAGGCTATACAGTTTTTAGTTAATAATACTGATAAAGGATTTAAAACTCAAACTGATCCTCAAAGATTAGGTAATTTAAATAAAGTATCTGAAGAAGATATACTTAATATTTTTAAAAATAAATTGGGAGCTAAAAATATAATAACTCATTCCCCTAAAACAGGGCCTAATCCTTCAAGTAAATTTAATATGTATGAGTTTGATACTGAAGAATTTGGAAAGGTTGCTATTATAGTTAGTGGAGGTGCTAATTTAGGAGAAAAGTATGAAAAAGATTTTGTATTTAAAGCTAAAAATCTAGCAGGAGTTCCTAATAATGAATTACCAAATGATCTTCAAGAATTGTATAAAGTTTTAAATATTGATAATACTAAATTATCATCAAATGATATAAAATTTGCTGGAAATAAAGACACTAAAAGATCAATTTCTTTAGAAGGGCCTAAAAATGTAGGTAATACTATAGCAGATATTATTATAACTTATGATAATAAAGATTATTTTATATCTTTAAAAAATAAAAGTGGGGGAGGGATTTACAGTGGAGGAGTAATTCCTTTTATTAAATATGAGGGTGATAAAGTTATATATGATTCTTCTATACCTATAGAACCTCTTATAAAAGAATTTAATATAGACTGGAATAAAGTAGCTGATGGGTTAAATAATTATATAAATAAAGAAGGTTCTCCAAGTTCATGGGAATCTATTAAAATTAACCAAGATATATTTTTAAATATATTAGCATCTTCTATAGGATATGGTTATTTCTATGTTAAAGAAGTGAGTAAAGAAAAACTAAAAATAATTCCTCTTTTAACTAAAGAGGATGCTTATAAATTAGCTGGTGATATTACTAAAACCGAAATAAAATATCCAGGTACTAATACAAAAAATACTGAATTAGATATTTATGTAAATTCTCCTATTGAAGGAAATATTAAATATAAAATTGGTTTAAGAAATACTCAAGGAAATATTTTACCTTTATTTTTAAGAATAACTAAACATTAATATATGATACTTAACGAAAATGTACAAAAACGTAATATAATTTCTGAAGGATTAAATTATCATATAACTAATAATAAACCTTTAATTGAAAATATATATCGCCCTGGTTCAGATAATTATTTTCAATTATGGAAAGAAGCAAGAACTTTATATTCTCGAAATTTATTAGAAATTGATAATGATGATGATTTAGATATTATATTAAATACTAATTTGGGAGAGTATGGGTTGTATTTAGGTAATTTAGTACCTTTAGATTTTCCCATGATAGATGAATCCTTATCATTTTTACATGAGGCTGAATATAAAGGAAAAGAAGTTCAATTAAATAAACCAAAACGTGGTGGTTCTAAGAAATTTTATGTTTATGTTCGTGACCCTAAAACCAAACGAGTTAAAAAGGTTAGTTTTGGTGCAGCTGGGGGTGGTCAAAATCTAGCTGTTAAAATTAGAGATCCTAAGGCTCGTAGGGCGTTTGCAAAAAGACAACAATGTGATCGTAAAAAAGACCGTACTACTCCTGGATTCTGGAGTTGTAATATTGGTAAATATTGGAAATCATTAGGAGGTGGTTCTAATTTTTCAGGTTACTGGTAATATTTATTATTATGATAAAATTAATAAACATCTTAAAAGAGATTCTCTTAGAAGAGAAAACTAAACGTGATAGATGTTTACGTATTGCTGATCGTAAATTTGATAAACCTTCAGCTTATAAATCAGGAGCAGTTGTACGATGTCGTAAAGGAGATATTTGGAAAAATATTAAAGAAGATGAATCACTTCATAAATGGTTTAATCGACAAGGCCCCTCAGGTAAAGAAGGTGGTTGGGTAGATTGTAATACATGTCGTGATGGTAAGTGTAAAGCCTGTGGTAGAAAAGCCGGTGAAAAACGCGCAAAATATCCATCTTGTCGCCCTACACCATCACAATGTAAAAAACCTGGTAAAGGGAAAACTTGGGGTAAAAATAAATAAAATATGGATACTAGAACATTAATTAAAAATCTATTAAAAGAGGAAATACAAAATGAAATGTTTTTCCAAAATTTAAAAAAAATAGATGATCTAATTTATAAATTAAATCTTTTAGATAAAGATATTATAGATAAAACTATTTCAGATGGTAATGATTGGGTTTCTGATCATTTAACTAGTGCCAAAGATGATTTAGAAGAAATTTATGATTTCTTATCGTCATACATAGATTAATTAAAAATATTATATGGAAAATTTTAAAAAATTAATTTCACTTTTACTTCATTCTCGTAATCAAGTTCATATATTTCATTGGCAAACTTCGGGACCTGGAAGTTTTGCTACTCATACAGCATTAGGTACTTATTATGAATCTATAGTAGATATTATAGATGGTTTAGTAGAAACCTATCAGGGTAAATATGGTATACTTAAAGGATATAATAATTATGAGTATTTAGAATATGATTCTAACTCAGAATTTATTAATTATTTTGAATTATTAGCTAAAAGTATTTCCTCTTTAAGAAAAGATACTCTTGATTCTTATATTCAAAATCAAATTGATACTGTTGAAGAATTAATATTCTCTACTTTATATAAATTAAAAAATTTATCATGATAAGGTTAATTAAATTGATAAATGAGGTAAAAGAAACCTTAGAAGATTTTTCTAAGATTCGTGGAGAAGGGGCTAAAAAAATTAGCGATAATGCTCAAGAAAAGGGAGGATTAGCTCTTTTAACATGGCATCATTTTAAAGTTAAATTACCTTACTATAAAAAAGCTTCAGAAGGAAAATTTGATTTAGAAAAATCAAAAAAAGAATTTGAAGAAACTTATAAAAAGATATCCTTAAATATGTCTCAAATTGAATTTCAACGTGAAGTAGGACGTTTAGAGGTGTTAGGAGAATTATTAATTAAAAATGGATAAATGGCTTATTTAAATCATAATATACCAACAATTACATGTTATATTAGAAACGAATTTTTATTTAATCATGAAAAAGGTTTTAATGAATTCACGTTGGCTGATATACATTCAGTAGCTTCTATACAAAAAAGAGTTCCTTTATTTGAAGCTTTTTTAGAAAATGGTGTTAATTGGACCAGAAGACCTATTCATGCTTTTTGTTGGAAAAAGAACGCTGAGAGATTACAGTTAAATGAACATATTTATTGGGATTGTTTTAGTTCATATATAGATGTTAATATTCGTGAAAGATTAAGCGGTTTAAAAGCTGATTTAATCTCAATTACAGGTGTTAAAAGACAAGGACAATATCTATTTACATTAGACTGGAGTCATGAAAATAGAACAATGCTTGATACAAATTTTTCTGAAACACCTGAACATAAATGTGGGCATGTTTTTAAAATGGATAATGGAAATTATTTTATTTATCCGAATAATAGAATAATCTGGATGGATAATGCTTGGACATTTAATAGAATTGATAAAAACCCTGGATATAAAATCGATATGAATATTTATTCTGTTGAAAATAAAGGTGGGTATGAAACTGATAATCAATATCTAACAGAATTTAAAAATACTTCTACTCCTTAATGAATAAACCTTATAAAGATGTTTTATATAATAATTTAGTTATTAGAGAATTTGACAAAAATATAAATTCTTCAGAATTAAAATGGCATCGAGATAAATATGATAGAGAGATTACTATTTTAGAAGGAGAAGGATGGTATATTCAATTTGAGAATTCTCTTCCTTTTGAAATAAAAAAAGGAGATGTTATATTTATAAATAAGCACGAATATCATCGTGTTATAAAAGGTAAAACTAAATTAAAAATTCAAATATATGAAATTACAAGAACTACGTAAATTAATCAAAGAAGAACTTGAAGAAGTTACTTTATCGTCTGAGTTTATAGATCGTATCGAAGGTCTATCTAATATGAAAACCTTAGATGCTTTTAAACTTACTCTTAAAAAACTATCTAAAGAATGGATAGAAGAAGGATTTGAAATCGAAGATATCTTAGATTATATTAAAACTCTTTTAAAAGAAAATAACGTTTAAGAAGGAACTCAAGGATATTATAAATCAGGAGATAAATTCAAAATTCAAATATATGACAAAAAAATTAGTAGTAACTAAAAGATTTGAAGTAGCAACATACCCTTCAGGTAAAGTATTTGCTGAGGTAGGAGATGTTATTAAAGTAAGAGATAAAGATAGTGAACATTATTTTGTTTATCAAGTAGGTGATAGGGCAACTCCTTCTAGATGGATGAGAAAAGGTTGGGTAGATCATCATACTGAGGAGTATTCTAAAGATAAACACTCCAAATTAAAGAAACAAATTAAAGAAACTATTATTGGAATTCTATCTGAAGAAGAAGGTGCAATTGAATTGAAAAAAGGTACTCCTGATTCTGAAATCAAAAAATATACCTCTAAAGGTTTAAATGTTAAACTTACTGAGAAAAAAGATGAAGAGGAAGATGATGTTGAAGTAGAAGATACTTATGGTAAAGTAGATAAAGAAGATATGTATGTTGAAAAAGAACCTACAGCTAAAGATATTAAAAAAGAAAGATCAGTATCTAAACTTCATGCCGAATTAAGCTCAATTACTAAACAACTTAAAAAAGGTTTAGCTAAAACTAAAGAAATCGCCTCTAAACCCTCAGATAAAAGAACTCAAGAAGATAAAAAACATCTTGAGGATATGAAAAGATTAACTAAATTAAAAAAAGAACTAGAAAGTAAATTAAAATTAGATGACTCAGAAATGGATTAATTATATTCAAATAGGAATCATATTTATACTTAGTTATTTATTAATAGCAAAGGGGTGTTCGAAACAAGACACCCCTACTTCTGATGTTATAGTAAAAACTGAAATAAAAAAAATTCCTTTTGAAGTAGAAGTTCCTAAATATTATCCTAAATGGAGAACTAGAATAGATTCTTTTCCTGTAGTAGATACTCTACCAGTAGATACTAAAGCTATTTTAAAAGATTATTATTCTAAATATGTTTATATTGATACTCTTAAATTAGATACAATAGGAAATGTAGTTGTAAATGATACAATTTCATTAAATAAAATATCTTCTAGGAGCTTTTCATATAAACTAAACATCCCGGAAATAACTCACACCAAAGAGATATATTTAAATCCTAAAGAATGGTATGTTGGAGGTAATATAATAGGAACCCCCTCTCAGTTAAATTTTATAGGAACTGAAGTTTTATATAGAAACGGTAAAAATAATATATATGGTGTAGGAATTGGTGTTAATAATAATTTTCAACCTATGTTATCTGGAAAAATATATTGGAAATTAAAAAATAAAGGTAATGGAAATAAAACAAATAATAATAGATGAGTATGTAAAATGTGCTAATAGTCCTTCTCATTTTATGAGTAAGTATTGTCATATACAACATCCACAAAGGGGTAGAATTATATTTAATCTCTACCCTTTTCAATCCAAAGTTTTAAATTTATGGAAAGATAATCCATATTCAATTATATTAAAATCTCGACAGTTAGGTATTTCTACTTTAGCGGCCGGATACGCTTTATGGTTAATGTTATTTCATAAAGATAAAAACGTATTATGTTTAGCTACTAAACAAGAAACTGCTAAAAATATGGTAACCAAGGTTAAGTTTATGTTTGAAAATTTACCCTCATGGTTAAAAATAGAAGCAGAAGAAAATAATAAATTAACTCTTAGACTTAAAAATGGTTCCCAAATTAAAGCCGTTTCAGCTGCCTCAGATGCTGGTAGATCTGAAGCTGTATCTTTGTTGATTATAGATGAGGCTGCTTTTATTGATAATATTGGTGAAATATGGGCTTCAGCTCAACAAACTCTAGCAACTGGGGGTGGGGCTATTGTATTATCTACTCCTTATGGTACAGGAAATTGGTTCCATAAAACTTGGGTTGCTGCTGAATCTGGGGATAATCAATTTTTACCTATTAAATTACCTTGGAAAGTACATCCTGAAAGAGATGAAGCTTGGAGGAAGATGCAAGATGAACTTTTAGGGGATCCTCGTTTAGCCGCACAAGAATGTTTCAGTGGGGATACTATAATTTATACTAAAGAAGGTCCTAAATATATTAAAGATATCCAAATTGATGATTTAGTTTTAAGTCATGATGGGACATATAATAAAGTAATAAGAACTTTTAACCATACTGAACACAATCCTGTTAAAATTAAAGGAGGTTTAAATTATATATCTAAATATACTACTTTAAATCACCCTTTTTTAAATAAGGATAACCAATGGGAAGATATTAAATCTATAATTGAAACCAAAAATAAGATAAAATATTTCCCTAAAGTTAAAGAATTTAATAAACCTCTACAAAATGTAGATTTATCTTTATATATAACTTCAAATTCTCCCACTAGATTTCCTCTAAAAGTAGATGAAAATTATATATGGTTAACTAAAACTAGTAAAATTAATAGATATATAGATATTGATTATGATTTAGGATTTCTGCTGGGGTGTTTCTTATCAGAAGGATGTTTATCTAAAAATAAAGTTGAATTTTCATTTAATGGAAAAACTGAAAGGAAAGGATTTCCTTTAATTATAGAAAGAATATTAAATGAAAAATTTAATATTAATAGATTTTCATATTATACTTCAAAAATATGGGAGGGAAGTAGTAAATTATATATAAAAGATCAAATATTTAATAATTTTATAAAATTATGCATTCAAGGGGGTCATAAAAGTTATAACAAACATTTAAGTTCTTTTATATATAATCTTTCTAATACTGATACTTTAAGAGGGATTATGGATGGAGTTTTAGTAGGAGATGGTTTATTAAAATCCGAATATAATATTCAACTTTTACTAACTTCAGAAAAACTTATTTATGATATTTTATATATTTCTAATATTTTAGGAATTCATAATGTAAGTATTAAAACCGGAAGGGCTCAAAATCCACGAAATTTAAATTGGAGAACCTCTTATAAATTAACATGGACCAATAGCGTAATCCCTTCTGAAGATAAAATATTTAGTAATAGAATAAAAAATTGGGATAGATTAAATACTATAGGAAAATCTAATAAAAATTGCAATTTTGAATTTACAGAAGATGAACCCTTAACTAGCTTAAAATTAGAACCTAGTAACGATGTAGTTGAAGTATATAATATAGAAGTAGAAAATACTCATACATATGTTACTGAATATGGTATTGTTCATAATTGTGATTGTGACTTCGCAACATCAGGAGATACAGTATTTTTAAGTGAATGGTTGGAGTTTATATCCCAAACTACAATAAAAGAGCCTATAGAACGTAGAGGGGCTGATAAAAATTTATGGATATGGGAACATCCTGATTATACTAGAGATTATTTAGTTGTAGGTGATGTAGCTAGAGGAGATGGAAAAGACTTTTCAGCAGCTCAAGTAATAGATATCCAAACTAATACTCAAGTAGCTGAATATAAAAGTCAATTATCGCCTAAAGAATTTGGAAAATTCCTTTTAGGTTTAGCTAATGAATATAATGGTGCTCTTTTAGTTATAGAAAACTCATCTATAGGTTGGGCTACAATTGAAACTGTTTTAGAATCAAATTACCAAAATTTCTATTATTCACCTAAAGGAGATAATATAACAGCCGAAACATATTTTAATAAATATGAATTATCTCAGAATCTAACTCCAGGCTTTAATATGTCTTTAAGAACTCGACCCTTAGTAGTAAATAAATTTAGAGAGTATGTTCAGGAAAGAAGTGTCACTATACAATCTAAAAGATTATTAGAAGAAATGAAAGTATTTGTATGGAGAAATGGAAGGCCTGAAGCTC